GTTGTCCTGCGCCAAGATGAACTCTTGTGCATAACGAACGCCAAGCGCATCGAGGCGCTGTTGGTTCTCGGCGGCGAGGTCATCCTTGGGAATGATGCGGTGCTCGATGGCGAACTGCTGACTCTCGATCTCAAAGTCGATCGCTTGCTGGCGAGCCTCACGCTCGATCTTGAGACGCTCCTCGGCGGCAACACGCTCGGCGGCTGTGCGCTCGTCTCGCAGCTTCTTCAGCTCAAGCTCATAGCTCTTGTTGATCACAGCGAGCTTCATCGGCTCACCCTTGGCGAGCTCGAGCCCGGCGCGGTGACGCTCCTCGATGAGTGCTAGCTTCTGCGCCTCGCCGTCCTTCGTGAGCTGAATGTCAAGGAGTCTGATCTGACTCTGCATAGCGATACGCTGTTGCTCGGCGGCGGCTGCGGCCTTGGCTTCTGCGTCGCGTCGCGCCTGTGCCTCTTTCCAAGCCCTCTGACGCTCCTCACGAGCCTTCTTGGCGGCGTCCTGCTCCAGCTTGATCTGTCGAGCCGTGTTCGCCTCTCTGATAGCCTCCTCCTCACGCAGGCCCTCAACGGCGTCCTTCTGACCCTTGATCATCTCAATCAGCTCGGCGCGGCTCTTGTCCTCGAGCCCGAGGAGGCTGATCGCATACTCGGTCTCCACATTGTCCTTGATGAGAGCTTGAGTCAGCTCATCGAGTTGACCAGCTTCGAGGCGCAGAAGCTCCACCGTCTTAAGTCGCTCGGCGTTCTCTTTGAACTTGGCGCGCAGGTTGTCGGTGGTCTGCTCCTCAAGGACCTTCTCTTGCTCGGCGGCTGCGGCGATGCCTGCTAGGTTCTGAGCTGATGCGGCTGTGATCTCAGCGGTGCGCTTGGCTCGCTTGGCTTGCACCTCTGATAGCTCAAGCTCTGCCTTCTGCACAGCCTGAATCGCGGCAGATGTCTCTGAGGAGACCTTGCCATATTCCTTCTGAACCGATGTGAGATGCGCTTGTGCCTCGGTGAGCGCCTTCTGAGCCTTCTCTTCCTTATCGATCAGAGGAAGGAGCTTCTCCGTTTTCTTGATCAACAGCTCTTTTGCGACCTGCGTCTCGAGAGTGATTCGTGCAAAACGCTCAAGCTGTCGAGCAGTCGGCACAACGCCGCCCTCAGCGAGAGCCTCGAGCTTTGACGAGAGATCACTCGCCGCCGCCGCCATTGCCTCTTGACGATCCTCTGCCTCCTGCGCGGCTCCTGATAGCTGCCTATAAGCCTCATAGACTGCGCCGACCGCAGTCACGACCAAGCTGATCGGACCGAGAAGAGATGTAAAGCTCAGAGCGCCACCTTGACCGAGAGCAGAGAAGGCGTCCTTGACACCATCGACTGCGCTGAGGCTCTCACCAAGCGCGTCACTCACGCTGGAAAGACCCTCGCCGAGCTGCTTGTTGGTCTTGCCGACTACATCCCCGACAGACTTGAAGGTCTCACCAACGCCCTCGGCGCCCTTGGTGATGTTCTGAAGTCCCTTGCCGACCTCCTTCTGACCGACAAGCTCAACCTCAATCTGAACCTGATTCTCAGCCATTCTGCGCCTCCTTCATTGCCTGCTCTCGTTGTCGAGCGATCATGTCCTCGGTGGCTGAGTGTAGCACATCGAAGGCTTCCACTATGGCGCAGGAGGGTTGCGGGAATTGAACAGATAATGAAGCAAGCCCCGCTCTATGTCGAGAGTAGGCATGCACGATAGACGCGAGCCTGTTAGCGTCTGCCACAGGACACGATCTGATCTGAAGCTCGCTGAATGATGAGCCACTATCGGGAGCCACGCGATAACCAGGTATGAAGCGCCCTGACTCGTCTACTTGCGACTGAGGAAGCCCCTCGAGGAAGGAGCCGCCGCAGTTGCCACGCAGGCGTCTGAGCGCAGGCTTCGCCTTGCACTGATCACAGCTCCAAGACCTGCCGCCGCTATGTGAGAGCCACACGGCGGCGGCGAGTCCTATTTTCCCGACTGACCGAGCAGGCTCATGCGCTGAACATGACGCACGAGCTCGGCGATCACCTGGACGCGATGCGCCTCCGGGCGAATGTCATCGAGCGGGTTGGAGTCCTTGGCGATAGGTCGCTCGTCAATCATGATCAGCGAGGCCCGCACCATCTCGTTAAAGACTCGATTAATATAGCCTTGATAAGAGGCGAGCGCGCTCTTTTCATCGTCGCTGAGATTATGGTGCCAGAGCGCCTTCGCGCGAGGCTCGTCGGGAGACTCGACCCACAGCATGCGCCCAAGCTCAGAGCGAGTGTAAGCGCCTGCGCGGACCTCTGCCTCCTCGCGCTCAGTCGGCGAGAGCGCCTTGAGCGTGAACAAGGTCGCTCCCTCATGCTTCTCCAGCTTCCCAAGATCGCCGCTCTCGAGGTAGGCGGCAGCCTGCTCGGTGGTGGCGATGACGGCAGGGTCACAGGTCACAACGACATCGAGGGTCATTGTGGAGGAGGGCATGAAGGAGAGCGCCATGTTTAGACTCCGAGAGCGATGCGGACAGGAGAGTTGCCTGCGGCGCTGTTGCTCACATCACCACCGAAGCGACCCGACGCATAGCTGAGGGTCTGACGAGTGATGTCGTTGCCGCTCACATCGTACTTCGAGGGATCTGCGGTGAGGTAGGCAGCAGGGAGCATGAGCGCCAAGCCGAGACCATCGCCAACAGGACCACAACCCACTAACACTTGACGAGAGGTGCGATTGAAGAAATCGTTGTTGATGGTGGTGTTGGGGTCGCTCACCGTCAGCGACAGCTCCACGGCAACATCGCTGATCTCCATGTCCTTCATGGCGAGAAGGCTGTTGCTGTGACCGACCGGGGTCAGCGTGTTCGTGATGGTGAGGCTGAAGTCCTCCACATCGAGAGCAATGCGCCCGAGCGTGTCCCCGGTGGTCGCGGTGCCGCTCGTCTGAGGAGCTGCATCGCTCACCACCACATAGGAGCCACGGAAGAACGCAGGTGCGCCGGTGTTGTACTCGGGCTCAACAGGACCGGCGGCGTTGCCGTGATCGTCCTGGATACAAGCCGACTGATAGGTGAGATCAGCCATCACGCGCCCATTGTCGAGGCTGAAAGCGATGCTCTCGAGGACACAGCCGACCGCATAGGAGCGGAAGCCGACGCCATCCACTCGGAAGGCGAGCGAGTAGTTGCGATCGCCGGTCAAGGTGCGCGAGCCGGGGAACCAGGTCTGCATACCACGAACGAGAGGAGTCCCGGTGAAGCCTGCGCTGAAGGCAGGGCTCACGGTCACATCGCCGCTGGCGTCATTGTCGGTGACTGCGCTGTACTCGGCGCGACCATTCACCGAGGAGCTGATCAGCCCGCCGATGGAGTAGTTGGCGGCGTTAGCGGTGACGAGCGTGTTGACATCGGTGACGCTGGTCAGCGTGTCGCTCTTCATGATGGAGACATTGGAGAGGAAGCCTGCGCCGAGCAAGTAGCCCATGTAGTTTGCGGCGTAGGTGTCGGCGGCGCTCCCGATGGTGGTGATGTCGATCCTCATCTGCACCTGGCCGGTGCGGCGGCGAACACGCGCGCCGCTCGACCACACGGTGTCGGGCTCGGGAGCGATCCCGAACGAGCCATCACGCGCGTCGTTGCGCTCGCTGACCACAGCGTCACCATAGATGATGATCGGATCGCGCTCGCAGGGAAGAGAGACATAGGTCAGACCAGAGGCATCGGGAAGCCCGGTCGAAGATGAGAGCGAGCCGAAAGAATTCTCGACGGCAACGCTGAGAGAGCGATGAGTGACGCCCATGATCAAGCCTCCAAGTAAAGAAGATCGAAGGGGAATGAGAGGATCAGATAGCTTGCTTCTGTGGTCGGATCGAGGATCGGCTCGGCGGTCGGGTCACCGGGGATCACCGAGACGATCCCGCTTGTGCTGAGGTCGTAGTCTGGACCCTTGATTGCGCGCAGGATCAGCGCGGCGTCCTCGTTGATCAGACGCTCAAGGTAGTGCTCTTCAGCAGGCACCTCATACTTGACGCGAATGATCAGCGGCGCGCGCCTCCTACCAGAGAGCGCAGCTGCGCCATCATCAATCGTGAAGCCAACGAAGCGGATCTCGAAAGATCGGTTGGTGTGCTGCCGAGCCTCAAGGGGCGCGACCCTCCCGCCGGTGCGAGCGTTGATCGCCGTGAAGCCATGATGGAGGTCGGTCTTAGGAGTGATCGCCTCGATCATGCTCTCGAGCTTGGCGCAGGCGGCGAAGATGCCTTGACTCATGATCGACCTCCTTGGAAGTTGTTGATCAGATCAAGCTCGACAGCCTTGACTACGATGTCCACCTGGCGCTGTGACAGCCCGATATAGGGGCGATCTTGGTTCACAGCATAACCATAGTAGCGCACCTCGGGAGTGAGCCCAATGACGAAGCGGCGAGCGTCTGCGTGGAGGACAACAAGGTTGTTCATCAAGATCCCGCTTGCCACCAGGTCAACGAGCGCGCTCGACCCTGCGCCATGCTTGCGGCTCTTGGCTTTGTACTCGTGATAACCACCAGCGAAGAACATCGACCGACCTGTCCTTGAGACGCGCCCTCCCTTTGGCTTGAGCCGCGCGCCCTTCATGGCGATGTAGATCGGCTTCTTGCTGTAAGGTTTGAATGGCTTGTCGTTGGTGTCGAGCCCCTCAGATGTCCTCATCTTGATCGACGCGACCACATTGGAGGCGAGCGCGGCAGACTGTTGAGCAGTCCACAGCGCCGCGGGCAGGTTGAGCTTGATCGTGGCGCGGATCGGCATGATCAGTGCCTCATCCCTCGAGAGGGAGTGAAGAAGCTATCGTTGGGGCTCTTGACATAGGTGGCGAAGGAGGCGCGCAGGTCACGCGCCGAGCCGCCTGTCTGAGCGTTGTCGAGATCCCCCTCGTCAACGATGCCGTCACCGTCCTTGTCGATAGCCACCAGGCGGAGAGCAAGGGTCATCAGCTCGGTGCAACGATCACGCATGGCGGTCGCGGTGTCGAACTGAAGAGCTGCCTCATAGACCCTCGCCGCGGTGCAGTAGGCGTGAGCCAGCATGAAGCTAGAGCCGTTAAACACCTCGTCCTCGGTGAGCGCCTTGTCCTTGAGATGGTCGCGCAGGGTCAGCGAGATCTCCTCGAGCGCCGCGGCGATCTGCGCTGCGAATGAGGTCTGTCGGCGAGGGATCATGTCGGCGAGCTGCGGGAAGGTGCCAACGAGCCCATCATGGTCGAGCCCGGTGGTGAACGGTCGAGGCGTGACCTTGAGCAGATCACGCTCAAGCCGCTCCTCAGCGCCCTGCCCAATGTCGCGCGTGTAGGTGACCTCGATTGGATAGTAGCCAGATGAGTCGGTGACCCATGACGGCGCGTTCCCATACCACATGGCGAAGTCGAGTGTGGCGGCGCTCGACAGGTCAATCTCTCGAGGCAGGGGCTCGGCAAGGATCGCCGTCGTGCCGACCATGCGCGTCACTATCACAGGATAGATCGAGTCACCTGCCGTCACTAAGAACGCTTTGGTCTGATCTGCCTGGAGCCCTGTCGCTTGTGAGTCAACGGTGAGGGTTCGACGGTCGGCGGCGATGGCGCTCACAGAGGCTGCGGTGCGCGTCTGAGTGAGGAACACGACTGAGGTCTGACCCTCCTCCTTGAACGCCACAGAGGGAGCCGTGGTGAGAGGACCAGGAGCAAGCCATTCGAGGAGGTAGGTCTGACCGGTGACAGCTTTCCGCATGTTCAAGCTCCTTGGTTAGCTTTGGCGATGTCGGCGGCTGTTGCTCTCGTGAGGTTCGCCGCATCGACGAAGCCCTGCGACACAGGGCTCCATGAATGGCGGCAGTTGTAGCCGCCGCCCGATAGCTTCACAGGCAGACCTTGACCGTTGTTCAGCGCCGCCATCTGCTTATCGTCAACAACCTTGTTGATCAGCGGCTTGCAGAACTGACGAGTGATGCCGTCTCGTGGTCCTGTGTAGAGGTAGAGATCGAGTCCTGCGCTCTCACCGACAGCTGCGGTGACCTGCCGACCATAGGAGGCGATCTTGGTTCTGAGCTCGGTGAGCTGACGCCCCTCTGATCGTTGCATCTGATCTGAGAGCCGACCCATAGACGCTGTGAGCGAGACGCCGAGGGTCATGCCCTGAAGCGCCTCACGAACAGCCTTGGTGGTGTCGGGAATGATCACATCTTGAAACACAGCGTCGACCGCCGCAACGCGAAACGAGTCGAGTTGTGCTTGGACTGATGCTGTTGTGGCTGTTGGCTCCAAGACTTGGATCGCCTCGAGCGCGGCGGCGGCAACCCGATCAGACTGCTCGATGAAATCATCGACCGTCAATCCGAATCCCGCCTGCAATACGAAGTCCGCCAGAGCCTCTCTCGGGAGACCGAGGAGGAACTCTGGAGAAGAGATAGAGAGAGCCGCCTCAAGGGTATCGAGGAGGCTCTTCCTGCTTTGTCCCATAGCCCGCGCCATGACCTCCGCCGCCCTGATCTCGGCGCGCAGCTCCTCCACCTTTGCCATTGTGAGTGCGGCGCGATCGCCCGACTGCTCTTTCGCCTGAGCGGTCAGATCGGAGACAGCTACCTTGTCGGCGCTGTCACCCTCTGCAAGCAGTTGAACGGTGCGACCACACTCACAGCGCATCTTAGAGGCAGTCGGTGAGGATGTAGCCGAGGTTGCTGTCGATCGCCTGGAAGGTGTGGCACTCCTCAGCGTAGACATAGCGGCGGATCTTGCCGAGATCGTCATACTGACCAGCGACCATGCCACCGAACTCGAAGTTGAGCGCGGCAACAGGCATGCCCTTGACATTGCCGCCCTTCTGCACGATGGCGTCAGAGCCATGCAGGATGCCGAGGAAGAGGCTGTCGGCGGTCCAGATGTAGCCCTCGGAAGCCGAAGCACCGGGGACGGCGCTGTCGATACG